TTCAGCCGCTCGGTGCCGTGGTCGATGACCGCCACCGAACTGCGCGATGCGCTGCAGGAAGGCCGTCTGGGTGACGCCGCCAAGCAGAAGCTCGCCTCCGACATCAACGTCGCGGTGATGAACGTGGCCGCGCTGCAGGGCACGGCGTTCGTCAAGCGCCTGGCCGCCGCGTCGGGCTTCGACGATGTGGCCGAGGTCGAAGCGGTGTTCAACGAGCGTGGCGTGCCCGACATGGACCGCAACCTCGCCCTGAGCACCCGCGACTACAACGGCATGGCCAGCGACCTGAGCAAGGCGTCCCGCTCGTTCGGCAACGAGATCAGCGACAACGCGCTGCGTCGGGCCTTCGTCGGCCGCATGGCTTCGTTCGACACCTACAAGCTGGACTACAGCCTGCGCAAGGCTGCTGCCGCTGGCGGCGCCGGCATCCAGGTGTCCACGCTGCCGGCCGCTGGCAACTTCTGGGTGCCGAAGGCGACCTCGGTGGCCGCCACGGGCGAGGTGTCCAACGTGGACAACCGCTACCAGACGATCACGGTCAACTCGACCGCGAACGTCCAGCCTGGCGATGCGTTCACCATTGGCAATGTGTTCCAGGTCCACTTGATCACGAAGCAGTCCACCGGCATCCTGAAGACCTTCCGCGTCATCGCGGTGCCGAGCCTGACGACGATGGTCATCAGCCCGCCGATCATCTCGGCGCAGGGTGGCTCGGACGCCGAACTGCAGTACCAGAACTGCGTCATCCCGACGACCAGCGCCACCGCTCCGGTGGTGTTCCTGAACACGGCGGCCGGCGCGATGAACCCCTTCTGGCAAAAGGACGCCATCGAAATCCTGCCGGGCCGCTATGCGGTGCCGAGCGATGCCGGCGCTGCGGTGATGCGTGCCTCGACGGACCAGGGCATCGAACTGGTGATGACGAAGCAGTACGACATCAAGACGATGAAGACGCTGTATCGCCTCGACACGCTCTACGGAGTCGTGAACAAGCAGCCGGAGATGTCCGGCATCATCATGTTCTCGCAACCCTGATGAGCGGCGGGCCGGGTAACACCGGCCCGCATCGCACAGATCACTGCAAAGGAATCCGATCATGTCGTCCCTTCTCCTCCCGTTTGGCACCGTCCAGGTGACCGTCCCGGCCGGCGAGTCCATCGCCGTCTTCTCGCAGGGCTCGTGCAGCGTCTCGCGCCTGCTGGGCTTCCCGAACTACCCCACGCAGTCCGGCCCGCTGGGTGTGGTCAACAACGGTCAGACCGTGTTCGGCCCCTACGCCTCTGGCGCAGAGATCGTGATCGAAGCCTCTGGCGGCGTCCAGGTGCTGTACGAGGTGGGCGCGGCCCCCGTCGTGCAGCAGCAGCGCCTGCTGGCCCCGGTGCAGGTCGCCCCCGGCGTGCTGAACGCCACGGGCACGCTGACCGCTGCGCTGTGCCTGAGCGGCATCGTGACCTCGACCACGGGCGCTCTGACCACCGCCACGCTCGATGTCGGCGGCACGGTGGAACTCGCCTCGCAGTTCCTGGTGAACGATGCGTTCGACTGGGCCGTGATCAACACGGGCGGCAACAACTTCGTGGTGACCTCGCCTGACGCGACTCACACCGTGGTTGGCTCTGGCACGGTGGCCGGTGGCGCCTCGGGTCAGTTCCGCACCCGCAAGACCGCGCTCAACACCTTCGTGACCTATCGCCTGGGCTGATGAGGGGCGTGACCTGACGCGCGGGCGGTGGTTCATGGCTGCCGCCCGCGTTTTCACATCTGGAGACTGACGTGCCGTTGAAGAAGGGTTACTCGCAGAAGTCGATCTCGGCCAACGTGTCGAAGGAGATGAAGGCCGGCAAGCCGCAGAAGCAGGCCGTGGCCATCGCGCTGAACACGGCGCGCACGGCGGCCATGAGGGCCGGCAAGCCGGGTAAGGGTCCGGGGCCTGCACCGAAGGGCAAGAAGTGAAGACGCCTCCCGGCCTGTACGCGAACATCGCAGCCAAGCGCGAGCGCATCGCTGCCGGCAGCGGCGAGAAGATGCGCAAGCCTGGCGCGAAGGGCGCTCCAACCGCAGCTGCGTTCCGTGAGTCGGCCAAGACCGCCAAGAAGGGCAAGAAGTGAGCAAGAAGATCGCCGTCTACCGCAGCCCCGGGCCGCACTTCGGGCCTCCGGGCAAGACCTACGACTGCAAGGGCGTGGGACCAGAGGAATTGCCATACGCGCTGCTCGACGGCTGGCACGAGTCGTTTCTCGCGGCGGTTGGCCTGGAGCCCGTGGACGCGCCGGCTGTCGAGGTGCAGCCCGATGCCGATCCCGAGTCTGCCGACGACGCTCCCCCAACTCGTGCCGAGATGCTGCAGCAGGCCAACCTGCTCGGCATCAAGGTGGATCGTCGCTGGAACGACGAGACGCTGCTGGCAAAGATCAACGCGGCAATGGCCGCCCCCGCACCGGCCGACGAAGACCCGGTGTAACTGAGGACACATCATGGCCGACATCATCAAGAGCCGCGATCAGGTCAACCGTCGCAACATCGACCTCAACAACGGCACCTACGCCGAGGTTGTCGCCAGCGCCGGCAACGTGACCACGAAGGCCCGAGACGCCTTCGAGACGTATGACCCCGCCAACGGGCGCTACACGCAGATTCTCGGCCAAGGCGATCTGGCATACGCTGATGGCAACGCCGCCGCAGCGAGCTATCTGGTGCTGTCCAAGTCTTCGCTGTTCGCGGGCACCGAGACGATCATCGAAGGCCAACTCGAACTGACGATGCCCGTCGAGATTGCGATGGGCGTGTCGATGTCGCAGCGCACGCTGGGGCAGGACTTCTCGCTGGAACTGGTCAGCACGGACCCGTCCACCATCAGCAGCGCCAACATCCCGATCCTGAACGTCACGCAGGCCACGACGACGCTGACGGTCAACACGACCGTGCCGCACGGCCTGAGCGTGGGCAAGTGCATCGGCATCGCGGGCGTGAGCGATTCTCGGTTCAACTACAACTCGCTCGTGGTGGCCTCGGTGCCTACCCCGACGCAGTTCACCGTCACCGCAGGGCCTGGCGGCACGATTCCGTCTGTCTCTGCCGGCCCGTTCACTGGTGGCTATGTCTTCCATCGCCCCCGCCTAGGCGGAGCGAATGATGGCGTCTCCATGATCATGGAAAACGCCACGGCCACCAACGCGAGCTTCTACACGCGCAGCGAAGCGGGCGACGCCTACCCGACTGGAACTGTGGCGGGCAACCATAGCTTGACCATCGGTACGACCGCCTCGGTGCAGGTCGTCAACTCGGCGTACCAGTACGCATTCGCGCCGACGACCGAGTACAAGCTCATCATCCAGAGCGACCGCATCCAGGTACAGGATCAGGCCATCGACGTTCTCACGGGCTCGGCCAGCCGCCTGATCCGCACCAGCGTGGTCCCCAATCCGACGAAGCAGTACCGGCTGCGGATGCGGGCTCGCAATGCCGACTCCATGCCGATCCCGGTTGGTCAGATCGTGACGGCTGTCAAGACCGGCACCACGACTGCGACGGTGACGTTCGACCGTCCACACGGCCTGACCACGGCCGATGTGATCGTTGCCTACGGTACGCGGGACCAGACGAACTTCGCCAACCTCACCACGGCCACTGCCGTGGCGTCGGTGGTCAACGCCACGCAGATCACGGTGGTGTGGGGCGCGGCTGTCACGGCCACCACCTACGGCGGCTTCGTGGCCCGCGTGCAGGGCGGCAACCTGATGTCCGCGCTTGGAGCGAGTGGTCAGACGGTGCAGTCTGCGGCGCTCTCGACGCTGGCTGACGGCACCCGTCAACTGGTGCTGGTGGGTTCGGCAACTTGGGCCGCCCCGACTGCGACCATTGGCGACACCCACGACCTGATCGGCTGCCGCGACATCGTGACGGGGGCATCCCTCGGCATCGACGGGGCATGGAAGATCGCCAATGCTGCCACCACGACCCTGACGCTCGTGCTTCCGTACGCGGGCAGCATGAACCTGCCGGCCGACTTCACCACGACCAACTGCGGCGGCGCGGTGGTGCGGCGCACCGAACTGCGGGTGAGCTACATCCGGGCGTTCGACTTCGGCCGCGAGCGGGTGGAGTGGGCGCAGCGACCGATCACCGACATTTCGGCGTCTGCTCCGGTGTACCTGACTGGCGGCGCCACGCTGGGCACGGTTTCGACTGTCACCGCCATCACTGGTGGCGGCGCAGCGGAAGACGCGGCGGCTGGCGCCAACCCGCTGACTGTGGGTGGCGTAGTGCGTACCGCGATGGCCCCGACCACGCTGATTGCCGGCGATGCGGCGCGTCTGACGATGACGGCTGGTGCAGCGGCTGTGGTGGCTCCGTACGCGATCCCGGAAGTCACGTGGCAGACCCCTGCCAACGTGGGCGGCCTTGTCAACACGAACACCCCGCTGCAAGTCAAGGAGGCGGCTGGCGCACTGCTGTGCAACTACGTCACGACCCTCTACCTGCTTTCCGAGGCGCTGACCAACGCCACCGACCTGCGCATCCGCGAGCCCGACCTGACCTGCTCGTCGCAGACCATCGCGTCCAACACCCTGACGGTCTCTGTCACGCACAACCTGCGCGTCGGTGATGCGGTGGTGTTCACGGCATCGACGGTGACGGGCATCTCGACGGGCGTGACGTACTACGTCCTGACCACGCCCGCGACCACGACGATCACGCTGTCGGCCACCCGGGGCGGCTCGACGCTGGCGATCTCTGGCACGGGCGTGACGGCCACCTTCCACAAGGTGCTGTGGATGACCCGCATCCCGACTGCTGGCCTGCTTGCTGGGCGGTCGATCCAGTTCCCGGTCCCGCTGCGCGGCTCGGTCAACACGGCACTGCAACTTCAGACCGCCACGGCCTCGGGTGCGGGGGCGGTGTATGCCTCGCTCCAAGGGTTCGCCGCCCAGTAAGGACACGCCATGAGCCTCGACGATCTGATCCTGCTCCTGCAGAACCGGCTCGCCTTCAATGCCTCGCAGCGAGCCGCTGCGGTGCATCGCGGCGACATCGCTCTGGTGGCGTCCCTGGACGCCGACAGCGCGACGACCCAGGCCACGCTGGACGCACTGCAGGCGGCGTAACCGCATGAGCTACACCAAGCGCCAGTTCGTGGAGGAAGCCTTTGCCGAACTCGGCATGGCGAACTACACCTTCGACCTCCAGCCGCAGCAACTCGACACCGCGCTGCGCCGGCTGGACACGATGATGGCGACTTGGAACGCCAAGGGCATCCGTCTGGGCTACCCGCTGCCGAGCAGCCCGCAGGACAGCGACCTCGACACCGAGACGCAGGTGCCCGACAGCGCCAACGAGGCCATCGTGGCGAATCTGGCCATCCGCATCGCGCCGCAGTAC